GTCCGGACCACCCGAACGGCAACTCGAAGGACTTCCTGGCCCTTCAGCAGCGGCTTGTCGGCGCAGGGACAGGGCAAAGTTACGAGGTCACCTCCAGGGACATGAGTCAGGTCAATTACTCATCGGCCCGTCAGGGGCATTTGGAGGACCGCAAAACCTACGGGATTTTCCAGCAGTACATGGTAGACCACTTCTGCCGCCTGGTCTGGGAGGCCTTCGTTGAATCTGTGGTGTTGTCCGGAGCGCTCAAGGTCAGTGATTTCCACGGCAAGCGTGAGCGGTATATCAGCGCTCGGTGGATTCGCCCGGGCTGGGAGTGGGTTGACCCGCTGAAAGAGGTCCGGGCATCCAGCGAGGCGCTCCAGATCGGGGCAACGACGCTTGAAGAGGTCTGCGGATCAAAGGGCCTCGACTGGCAGGAGGTGCTCCGGCAGCGGGCACGCGAACAGAAGTACGCCGAGGAGCTGGGCGTGAAACTCGGTGAACTGCCGCCGCAGGAACTATCGGCAGATGAGAAGGAGGAATGACATGAGCGCGGCAAAAAAGCCGGAGGAGCGGCGGAGAGAGCCGTTTTTCCGTGAATTGAGCATTGGGGGCTCCATCGACGCCGAAAAGCGCACGGTGGAGCTCTCGTTTTCTAGCGACATGCCCTACAAGCGCTTCGACTGGTGGGAAAACCGCTACTACGAGGAGGTCCTATCGCACGAGCCGGGGGCTGTGGACCTTCAGCGGCTCGCGGAGATCGGCGTTGTCCTGGTAAACCACGACAGCCGGAAGCTGCCTGTCGGGGCCGTCGAAAAAGCATGGCTCGACGGAAACAAGGGGCGCGCCATGGTACGGTTCGACGATGACCCGGAAAGCGACGCCGTATTTCAGAAGGTCCAGAAGGGCATCATGCGCGGCGTCTCTGTGGGCTATTTCGTCCACGAGTGGCAGATCACTGAACCGACAGACGGGCGCCTTGCCCGGGAGACGGCTACGAAATGGGAGCCGCTCGAAATCTCCATTGTAAGCGTTCCCGCTGACTCATCCGTCGGTGTGGGGCGCTCTCTTGATACACAAAATGACGAAGGGGGTACACAAATGGCCGTGAAGGAAGAAAAGGTAATGGTCGAGGAAGCTCCTAACCTTGACCAGGTCAGGAGCGAGGGTTCCCGTGCGGAGCGGGAGCGCGTGCGGGAGATTATGGAGGCCTGCAAGAGGTTTGAAATTGACGCCACGCCGTATATTGACGGCGGACAGACCGTGGAGCAGGTGCGGGGGGCTATCCTCGACTCTCTGGCGCAGAAGCAGGAGGCAACAAAGGTCGGGACCGCGCATATCGAGACCGATGAGCGCGACAAATTCCGAAGCGCCGTTGTGGACGGCATCTCCAAGCGCTGCGGGCTCAAGAGCGACAACGCTGAGCGGAACGATTTTGCCGGAATGAGCTTCCTGATGATCGCCGACAGGTGCCTTGCCCGGGCAGGAGACACCCGGCGCGGTGACCCCATGGCGTGGCTCTCCAGGGCCATGAGCACGTCCGATTTTCCGTACATCTGCGGAGCAATTGCGAACAAGGCCATGCTGGAGGGCTGGAACGACACACCCGAGACGTGGCGGGAGTGGTGCGGCGTCGGTTCCGTGCCTGATTTCAAAGTTCAGACCCTCATCGGCGTCGGCGCGTTCGGGACACTGCGTGCACTGAAAGAGGGGGAGGAATACAAGTTCACAGAGAGGGCCGAGGCCTACGAGACCGTCAAGATCGGGACGTTCGGAGAAATGTTCGCCCTCACCAGGCAGGTCATCATCAACGACGATATCTCCGTGTTCTCCGATGTCATGCGCGAGCTCGGAGCGGCAGCGAAGCGGACCGTGGCGGCACTCCCCTACGAACTGCTGAACGCAAACCCGAAGCTCGCCGACGATAAGGAACTTTTCCACACCGCGAGCCACAAAAACACCGGGACGGCAGGGGCTATCAGCGTGGACACCCTCAACGAGGGGGAGCTCAAAATGTCCCAGCACAAAGACATTGGGTCAAAGAAACGGCTCGGTATCGCCCCCCGTTTCCTTCTTGCCCCCATGGCGCTCAAGGGACACGTCCGTCAGTTCTTCGCCACGCAGCTCATCGGTGGTGTGGAAAATCAGCCGAACCTGTACAATCCCTGGTTCCAGGGCGGCGGGCTGACTCCGGTATTCGATCACATTCTGGATGATGGCGATGACGCCACCTGGTACCTCGCCGCAGACAAGGGCAAGACAGTCCGGGTTTATTTCCTCAACGGCGTGCAGAGCCCTTATCTCGAAAGCCGGGAAGGGTGGACCGTTGACGGAACTGAGTGGAAGGTTCGGATCGACGCTGCAGCCGCCGCCGTCGACTATCGCGGTCTGTTCCGTAATACCGGGCCGCAGGGCTAGTAAGGGAGGAGTGAAAGAATGAGCAAAATTGCAACCTTCAAGCACCCCGGCGTCGTCATGGACTGGGAAAACGGCACCGGTGCGGATGTGAGTGTGGGAGACGTCATCTCCCTCGGAACGTTCTGCGGTGTGGCACAGGTGGACATCGCCAATGGTGCGACCGGCCCCGTCTCCCTCTCCGGAGTGTACGAAATCGCCGCGGTCAACAACGCCGCGTTCACTCAGGGCGACATGATCTATTTCGACACTGTGGCAAAAAAAGCGACCAAGGACACCTCCAAAGCGTTCCTGGGGGTGGCCATGCGTGACAAGGAAACTGCCGGGACCACCGCATGGGTGAAGATCGGCTATGAGTGGCACGACAAGGACGAAAAGTCCATCACGTACAGCAATACGGGAGATGCAATCACCGCCGGGGACGTGGTGAAATTCTCCGACTTCTGCGGTGTTGCTGCTGAGGATATCGACGCGACTAATGGAGAGGGATCGGTCTACATTGAGGGAACCTTTGAACTCGCCTCCGTCACGAACGCCTCGTTCGCCGCTGGTGACCGGCTGTACATCGACGCCGCCGGAAAACTCTCCAAACTCAGCACCTACGGTAATGTGCCTATCGGCATCGCCGCCGACGCGAAGGAGACTGACGCCGCTACGGCATTCGTCACCCTCTCCCGGGATGTCGCGCCCAAGGGTGAGGACACCATCACCTACGCGAACGGTGGGGCCGAAATCGCCGCCGGTGCGGTGGTCAAATTCGCGGACTTCATCGGCATCGCCGCCGAGACCATCGCCGCATCCACAGGCACGGGCCGGGTGTACGTCACCGGCAGCTATACCCTGACCGCGGTCAATAACGCGGCCTTTGCGGCCGGGGATCTGCTCTTCGTGGACGGAGACGGGAAACTGACCAAGGTCAGCACGTATCCGTCCATCCCGGCGGGCATCTGCACCGTGGCGAAGCCCGAAGCCGGTACTACCGCGACAGTCCGTCTCGGCCCCGGCATCCCCAGGCTTGCGCCAGCTCAGGGGTAACCCGTTATGACGCTGGCCGAGCAGATGATCGCTGACTCGGCCATTTTTTTTAACCTGGCCGAGCACGGCGAAGCGATCACGTACAACGGAGCGGCGATCCCGGCGGTCGTCGAGCCGGGGGTGTCCATGACCAAGGGCAACGCCTTTGAAACCATGGACGGCGTGAGTTCTTCCGGGATTGCCTGGATACGCATGAGTGACGTCGAGTCCCCCACAACGGGGGACTCTGTCATTCTCGGGAACGGCACCAGGTGGGAGGTCGTCCGGATTTTGGCTACAAACGGCGGGGTACACCAGCTCGAAATCATGGGCTCTGAAAACCCGTGGGGCTCGGCGAATTCCCGGCAGGTCAGGGTGGTGTAACCATGCCTGTCCGGATCAGTTTCGAGGACGGCGCGTCCCCATGGCTGGAGTGGGCGGCGAAGGAGATTCCGGCGTTTGCCGCGTCCGCGCTGAAATCCACCGGCTGGATGATGCAGAAGAAGATCAAGGAGGGCATCAAGAGCAAGGCCCCGGGCGGCGTCCCCTATGCGCCGACCATGAAGGCGAAACGCCGCAAGGCGCTTGACAAGGCGTTCGGACGTGAGCCGAGGGGGTCATATCCCGTCCTCGGCAAGCTCCGCAAGGCCATCGGGTACCAGTTCGACAAAAAGCGACTTGAGGTGACTGTCGGCTGGCTCTCCCTCTCCGCAGTCCAGTTGGGGAAACGGCTTGAGGAAGGATTCCAGACGCCGACTACCTACGGCATGAGGCTGGCATTCGCCGCAGCCGGGTTCGGCATGACGAAAAAGGCGGCGTTTACAGTGCCCGCCCGCCCGACCATCGGCCCCATGTACGACGCGCTCCAGGGCAAGATCTACCCCTACATGGAGGATCAAATCTGGAGTTATCTCCAGGGGAACGGCACGAGGAGCCGACCGAAGAACCCGAAGAAAAAATACGTTGTGAAGGGGGACTGGTGGTGATCTACGGCGTACTAAAAACCCTGGCCCAGGGAGTGGCGGAGAACGCCGCCCTGAGGGCCTGGTGTCAGGAGCACTACGGGAAAGATCCGACGGTATTCGTCGGAATCGACCAGAAACGTCCACCATCCCCTGCTGACGTCCCGTTTGTAGCCTTCAGCAGCTCCGAATCGACAGAAAAGGGACTCCTCTCGCAGGGGGCCCTTTTGTTTGACGTCATCTGGGGCGTGGCGAACGAGGAGAAAACGGTGACGGGGAATCTCACGGAGTACGACGGGGCCAGGGAGTGCGACGAGATGGGTACCCTTGTCGCCGCGGCCCTTGAGCGGGTTGAACCCTCATTCACGGTGGCGTCAGGGACGTATGACATTGACCTGTCTACCCCCTGGTTCCCGCTGTGGTGCGGCGTTCTGACCCTGAACGCAAATTTGAGGAGGTAGACGACTGG